TACAGAGGAGTCTTTTTTCCATCTGTAGAGTAACCAATTACTTCTCTATGGTCTAAACCATAAGGAAATAAATTTTTAGATTTTTTAGCTTTTTTCATAATTATAAACTCCAGTGTCTATCTACATTAGATAAAACTTTAAGTTGTTTGTTTGCTAATTTATATTCTTGATGTAGTTCTTTTTTGTTTTCTTTGAGCCTATCATATTCCTTGCCATTTTTTGCTATGTAAGCCTCAAACATATCCTCAACATCATTAGACGGATTTAATACTTCACTTTCAATTAAATCTGATTGATTGTGAGCATCAGCAGAAAGATAGTAAGCAAGTTCTTTATCAACTTCAATTACAGAAAATTTACCATTATATTTTTCTCTATAATCATCAATCCAATTACAAACTTTATCTCGTATTTGATCTTGCTCTTTCTCTGTCATTTCTCTTTCAGTTCCGTCAGCATCTTCAGTTGTTAAACCAATTTGCCAATCCACACCCTCGAAATATCCAAATAAAAGTTCCTGTGCTTTTTTATTTAGAAATATTTTTAATTTTAAAGCACTCATTATTTTTTCTCCTTATTATTATTAGGTTTGTTGATTGCACTCTTCATAACTAAATTACCATCGTTATCATAGACAGCAGTAGAGTTATCAAGATGAGTAATTTTAAAAAGATGTATGACCTTATTATTTTCAATAACATCAAACTTTTGTATCTTCTTAAAAAGTCTGTTTAGTTTAGGCATTGGCTACCTCTTCTATTAATTTTAATTTTCTTTCGATAGTAAAGCCTTTATCAAACTCAATACCTCTCATACCCCAAAGTTCATTAACTTGTTTTTGTTGAGATTTATTTAAGTTTTGTTCATTCATAAAGTTTTGTAATTCACTTGGAGTTAAGTAAAAACTTTTATGATCTTCGTTTATTTTACCCCATACAAAATACTGAACAGTGTAATTTTCTTCTCCATTATATTTTGTATCTAACTTATGATTTATCTTTGGCATTGTAGTCTCCTTATTATTATTATTAATCATTCCTAAACCTACGAAATTTTTTAGGTTTTTACAATAGTTAATTTAATTATTTTTAGGTAAAAAAACCCTTGAATCCCAACGATTTTTGACTAATAATTTACATAGTTCTTTTTTTAGCTAGGCATTGTAGCTTTTTGAACTAGGTAATTGACCCATTTTTAATTACCGATTCGGGGGTGGGTTTGCTCTATTGCTTTTTTCTCCCGCCCCCTAATAAAACAATTTACCCAAAAATAATTCTAGGTTTTTCTTGCAAGTGTAATTAAAAAAAATTACAAAGCTAAATAAATGTTATTAAAAAATTTAATCAAAAAATTAATAGATCACACATATTTTGCAGATCATAAAGTTTATATTGAACTTTACGAACATGACAAAGAAAACGATACACTTAAATGTTACAAATTAAATATTACTGATGTTGCTGAGGGGGGAAATGTAGGACAAGAAGAATATACAAAAATAGTAGCAAATGTTGCATCATGTGTTGAAATAGATAATGATTATGTGCCACCAAGCGAAGATGAAATCGCTAGAGGACAAAAATTCGGAAGATTTATTGAAAAATTAACAAAGAAAAAAATAACATTTATAAATAAATAATTTAAATTTATTTATTTAAAAGATTAATTGTTTAGAAATGGGAGAAACAATGTTCATAGACGAAAACTCAAAACCTAAAGAAAAACTCAAAGCGTGGTATTTATTTACCGAAGATTTTATAGCTGGCACATCGCATTTAAGTAGTGAAGAAATAGGAATTTATATTCGATTGCTTTGCTGGAACTGGAATAAGCGTTGTATTGGGCTACCAAAAAATATTGATAGAATAAAACGAATCGCTAGTTGTTATACTGATAGCGAGAAAGCATCATGTGAAAAAATATTAGATGAATTTTTTGTAGTTGTAGAGAACCACTATCAAAATGAACGACAGTTACAGGAATATTTATACATTCGTAAAAGAATAGATGCGTCCAAAGTAAATGGTAAACTAGGGGGCAGACCAAAAAAACCTAGCGATAACCCCCCTACCCCTACCCCTACCTCTACCAATACATCTACTAATAAATACTCTCCTATTTTTAATAAATTCTGGGATAGGGTTACAAACAAAGTTAGTAAAGGTACAGCAGAGAGAAACTTTAAGAAAATTGAGCAAGAGTGGCGAGATCAGCCAGAAAAATTAGCCGATATGTATAATTCTTATTATGATTCGGTAAAGGACAAAGAATTTGCCAAACAGCCCGCATTCTGGCTTTCAGCGAAAAAGTATTTAGATGTTATGCCTCAAAAAAAATATGATTTTGGCCTTAATTCTACTAAAGACGAAGATAGAATAAAAATGTTTACAGACGCTATAAAAGATAAGAAAGTAACTAGGTTTATAAAAGATTATGCGGCTCGAAATAAAGAAATAATTGATATGGGTATTAGAAAAGGTTTTTTGACTAAAGAACAAGCTATCAACGATCTTGGAATGAAGAATGAATATAGATGAGTAAACCTTTAAAAATTTCAGAACAAGCGGCAGTCCAAATGCCTATGAAAACAGTTGCCTCGTTGATTTTACTCGTGGCGGCTGGCGTGTTCGCTTATACAGAACTTACGGCTAGGCTAGTATCTTTAGAGACCTCTCGTGAGTTGATGAAAGCTGATTTATTAAAGGCTAGCGATCAAAAACCAGTCGATCAGGAACAGTTTATGCTTTTGGAGTCTCTTTTTTCTGATGTAGAGAAACTTATTGAAAACCAAGAGCAAAACATGACAAATAAAGTAAACATTGAATTTAACAAATCTTTACTAGAAAAGGCTTTGGCTGACCTAGAAAAATTAAAAGATAAAGTTAGAGAAAACGGAAAGAATTACTAAAATGGTAGAAACTGTTATAGCTTTACTTATGATTGTTAATGGAGAAATTTCTGAGGCAAGAATACAAACTTCAATGTCAGAATGTTTAAAAGGTAAAAGAATAGCTACTCGTAGTAATACAGGAAATAATATTGAGTACCAGTGCCTAAAGTCGATGGCTGAGTTAGAGTTGAACATAGACGGCAGTAAATCAATTAAATCTTTAATTTTAGAATAGGCTTTATTTTCTCACATTTTTTTGATAAACAGAACCTACCTAACTCATAGGGTAAGAGGATTATGGCGAGACCAAAAAAATATAATATTGACAAAGAACAAGTCAAAAAATTAGCAACATTAGGCTGTACTAATAAAGAGATCGGCGATTTTTTCGGTTGTAGTGCTGACCTTATTGAAAAGAGTTATTCGGAATATCTGACAAAAGGTCGGGCAGAAATGAAAATGAGGCTCAGACAGCTACAATGGAAGAGTGCAGAAAAGGGAAATGTTGTAATGCAGATATGGTTAGGCAAACAAATATTAGGTCAGTCAGAGAATATTATTACGGAAGATGACGAACCATTGGCGTGGAATGTTGAGTGATACCATTTCCACAGAAAAAATATAAAATAATTTATGCAGACCCAGCATGGACATTCAAAACATATTCCGAAAAGGGCCAGAAACGATCTGCTATCCGCCATTATAATACCCTTAATATTGACGATATTTGTAAGCTACCTATTTCTGATATTTCTGACAATGATTGCACTCTATTTCTTTGGGCTATTGATTCGATGTTGCCAGAGGCTCTTCGTGTTATTGAAGACTGGGGGTTCACGTTTAAGACAGTTGGTTTTACATGGGTCAAACAAAATATAAAATCTGATGGATATTTTACTGGCATGGGCTACTGGTCAAGATGTAACCCGGAACAATGTTTACTTGCAACTAAAGGTAAACCACAAAGAGTTTCTAAATCAGTAAAACAATTAGTAGTTAGTAAAAGACAAGAGCATAGTAAGAAACCAGCTATTATCAGAGATAACATTGTAGAGTTATGTGGCGATCTACCTAGAATAGAATTGTTTGCTAGACAAAAAGCAGATGGTTGGGATAGTTGGGGAGATCAAATTTAATGCCACTTACTGACCCTCAAAGAGAGGTTATTAAATGCAACAAAAGATTTAGAGTTTTAATATCTGGCCGTAGGTTTGGTAAAACATTTTTAGCAATACAAGAAATGGCTAAGTTTGCTCGTTTTCCTAATCAGAGGGTTTGGTACGTCAGCCCAAGTTATCGTCAAAGTAAAACTATTTGCTGGGATATGCTTAAAGAAATGATGCTCAGGCATAGATGGGTCAAAAGAATAAATGAGTCTGATTTATCATTGTTGTTAAAGAACAATACACTTATCAGTCTAAAAGGGGCTGATAATGACCAGTCATTGAGGGGTGTTGGCCTAAACTTTATTGTGTTAGACGAATTTGCTGACATCAAACCACAGGCTTGGTACGAGGTTCTTAGACC